CAACCACAATGGGCGCACGTTTGAATGGCTGAACTGGAGTGATCGTATAATCACCAGTAGCATTCTTAACAAGCGTTGCGTCGAACTGGCCAATCGAGATTGCAGGAGTTACACCGTCAATCTTAAGAGCCAGAAGGCGCGGGAGTCTTTGAGTACCTTTAATTTCGCGTAGCATGGATAACCCTCCGTGGAGTTATGGGCGGGGGTGAGATTACTCCCACCCCCAACCGGATTAGACTGCGAGTCCCGAGATCACACCGTGGAACGAAGGCACGATGTAGCTCTGGAGGTAGCCGCCGTAACGGAAGCTGTAGCTGTCAGAACCAGCATCACGCAGGAACACAGTTCCATCATCGTCAAAGAATCCGAAGTCAGGACGATGCTTGATGTGGATATGGTTATCGTTCAGGAGGTACACGCGGTCATCTTCACAGAAACGCTCTGGGAAGATACCAACGGGGCCGGCTGCCGACATGAACTCAAGACCACGAAAGCTGATCTTGCCAACCAAATCGCTTGCGCGTGGGTCCAACAAGTACTGCTTCTGATCTTCCAATAAATTCAACAACTTACGATATTGTGTAAAAGAGGTAATGATGAGGTTAGGCACCTTACCAGACTTGCGCTGAATCTCCATCATGCCCTGATTAAGAGCATCTGGGGTGATACCAGCTCCGCCTGCTGCGATCTGTGCAGCGGCCTGCCAACGGCGACCAACGGTCACGCCATAAAGCGTGCCAGAGGTTGCATCGAGCACGCCCTTAAGACCCTGAGGATCGTTATCCTTAGAGTTCTGCATATAGACCGAGTGGGTTCCTGCACCGATAGTCATCAAATCATCTGATCCAGAGATACGGGACAAGCTGACTTGGCGGGTAGCAGGATCAACAGAAACGACTTCCCACACCGAAGAGAGGGTATTGACGTTGACGAAATCCTTTTCTTCCCAGTTTGCTTCTTTCCAGCTTGCAGCGGTCACAGTGATGACCGGAGCAGATGCGGTTCCAGAAGAAGCGTTTCCAGAGAACTGGCCGAGCTTGCCCGAGCCGTCATTGAAAAGAGCGCGGCTCATGTTACGCATCCAGCTTTCAACTGCCTTCTGGGTCGAGAACTTGGTCAACTCAAGAAACGCACCTTCATTGGAAGAGCTTGCCTTGATAGCCTCACGGTCAACCTGACCGACAGCGTACATCTTCTTGGCTTCGATCACTGCGTCTTGGATTGCTGCATAGTTTGCAGTAGGGAGCGAGCCAGAGCCCACGCCACCAGCAAACGAGGTTGGGACAGCAATGTCCATGCGCTTACCGACGAAGTCGAAGTCTTTCTTGACGCGACCAAGAAGGACGTTAGCGGAGTTATAGGTATTTTCTGCGAGCTTCCCGTACTTAATCTTGAACAGGTTGCTGGCAGTAGTAAGAGAAAACTGTGCCATACATTATTCCTTTCAGAATGTTAGATCGTCGAAGAACATCGGGTCTGATCCAGCTCTTTTTGCTGGCGCGGACTCCTTTGCCTTCAGGGTTTTGTTAATCTTCTTAGCCAGCTTCTTCTCTGCTTGGTTAGCATAGAGTTGCTGGATTACCTCTTCGATCTCCTGCTCAGTTGCGCCGGTTTGAATCGCAAGAGTAGCCAGACGTTCAATGTTTTCCTCAGTTGCAAGTTCTGCATTGATATCTGAAAGCCTCGTTTCGATCTTTTCGACCGTCCTTTTGTTGGTCCAATACTGCCCGACCATCTCAGGAGTGAGCTTCGCAGCTTCAATGCCAGACTGCACGAGTTCATCGTAAGCCTGCACGAACGTCGATTTATCCAGACCCGCCTTGGTCATCACCTGTTCCACTTGTGACTCTAGGGCTTTAGCCTTCTTGGATTCCGCTTCAGCGGTCCTCTGAGCTTCTGCCTTGGTCTTGTAGAAGGTGTTTTCCTCTTCAAGCTGTTTAAGTCTTCGTTCCTCTGGTGTTAGTGTAGACTCTTCCTCAAATGCTTGTCGAATTTTATCAACCGCTTCTGAGTAAAGTTTCTGCCCATCCACCCCGAGAGCTTCGCTCATGTATTCAACAAAGCCTCTCAAGTCCTTTTTTTGTGAAAGCATTTCATAAGACTTGCTAATCACATCACTAATCTTCTGACGCTCGGTGTCAAACTGAGCTTTCTCAGTCTTATAGGTCCGATAAATATCGTCCAAGTGCTTTTGCTGGCTATAGCGATTGATAACCTCTTGGATCGGTACTTCGGTCACCTTGCCGTTAATCTTCACTGGGACCATAGCGCTAGCGGCAAGCTCAACCTCCTTGTCGCCCACCTTGAACTTCAGCGCCTTCTCTGGTTCTGCCTGAGTGTTTTTCTTAGCAACCTTCTCGGTCTTTTCTTCCTTTTCTTCTACCTTGTCAGACTTCTTCTCAGTCTTAGCCTCTTTGCTAGGCTTATCGTCACTGAGGATCTCTTCCAGCGCGTCACCCTCATCCTTGCGACGGTTAGCAGTCTTAACCTCAGGCTCATTCTTAGAGATGCGAGAACGCCAATTACTTACAGCCTCCATCTCATCAAAGCTCACTGGGCTATCGCCACCGACTACTTCAATAGGCTCTTGTACGGATGCAGTTTCGACGTTAGTCGTCTGCGTTGTTGACTCTGACATGGACTAAACCCCTCCTGTGGGTTGAATTGCGCCGCCTGGAGCTAGTTGAGCCTCCACGGGTGGCATTGGTTCTTGAGCAAGGGCTTGCGCCTCCCCACCCAAAGCTGGATTAACTGGCAAGCCTGGAGGCTGCGCGATAGCTGCTCCCATAGCATCCTGACCAATAGGCATTGCCTCTACAGGCATAGGTGCTGGTGCTGGGGGACTAGCAGTGAAGAACATGGGGAACATGGGTAGCTTCCCAAGCTCTGCCTCAAAAGCAGGGTTTCTAGCTGCTTGATCCACCATCAACATCTCAGTAGCCCTAATGTGATTGATAAGCCTATCCTGAGCCTCTGATGGCGTCTGATACTTGAAGCTGTACTCTTGCACCGCCCTAGTATGCTCACGCCAATGAAGGATATGATTCTCATACTCGCGGGGGGCTAGCTGATCCTCGGGGATAGAATCCTTACCCACCTTCAGTAGCTCCTCATTCTCAGCCTGTGCAGCTCTGACGGCTACCGTAGCAGCATCAATGAACTTATCAGCCTGGGCTAGATCGAGCAGGTCAATGACTTGCTCTCCAGTAAACTGATTAGGGAAGCGCTCGTTTAGATCCAGTAGCGTCTGAGTCCTAGCAGCTACAGAGCGTGGCAGCGCAGAGCTATTCTGCACTCGCACGTCGTAATCCTTCTCAAGATTAGCTACGTCAAAGAACTTGGTCATCCATTCATTGTTCTTACCGATGACACGAATCATGCGTTCATCTGACTCATCGTAGTAGTCACCAGCGACAGCTAGCGTCATCTGAGCAATGCCCACGATCAGGTCGTTATACTTAAGCACCAGCTCGTTATAACGCTCTGACTCCTGCTCAGATAAGAACTGAAGTGCAACCCCTGCCTTGATTCCAGGAGGTGGTTCACCGCGAGAGACTCCAAAGACTCCAGAGATTTGCTGGAACTCCTCTTTGAGCTTCTCTCGGAAACTAAATACATCTCCAGGGACAGTAGCTGCCGTAGCCAGGACAGGAGGCTGTGGGCCCTTGTACTGGACGATAGTCATATCATTGCCAAGCCGATCAAGGGCAACCGAGCCAGCTGGCACCATCCACTTAGGGTGCGAGGCTAGCAGGATGTTCCTTAGAAGCATATTGGTCAGGTTATTGTAGGTTCCGGTAAGAGGCTTGATGTTCTCAAAAAACGAAACCCCGTACAGCTCACCAGGGTAGTCAATGTCAGTGAACCTAATGAACGGAAGCTGCTCATGAGAGAACGGCATCTGCTCGTTCTCGAGGATGCAATCCTTGATGAATACGATCTTTCGGCCCTTATCCATCAGTGGGCTTCTACGATGCCAGAACGTGTAGACCACCTGCTCATTACGCGCAGGGCGAAGCTCCATCTTCTCGTAATCGTAGACCTGAGCGCCATCAACGTCCTTAATCTTAGACGCCATGTCTGGATACTTTGACCGAAGCTCTTGGACGTGGACGACTTCACGCACAAAGCAATAGTCAACATCTACAAACTTTTGTTTTTTCTGAAGCAATACCTCAGAGGCAAGCACGACCTTGTAGTCTACGTCTCCGACTCTTACTGGTGAGTCGATATAGATCTCATTACCCTGACCGTCCTTGGTCACCTGACCATTTTGATCCAAAAGCGGGATCTTATTGGCGCCATGCTTCCGAGCGGCTTCAACATAGCTAGGGGATAGATCACCCTTTTGATCATCCCAGGTTACAAATAAATAGCTCTCACCCATGACTAGCGCGTTAGTCACAAGCTGATTCTGAATCTTCCCTTCGAAGTCCTGCGTGTACCAGATATGGTCGAGGAGTTGCTTTGTGACCTTGGCCGCCACTTTGTCAGAAAGCTCATCGTTAGTGGGCAAGATAGCCACAGCTGGCTTAAACTTAATCAAACGAGATGCACGATTCTTTGCCAAGTCATAGAGGTGATTGCACACCACCTTGCGAGTCACCTGAGCGCGATCATTCCCACGATCACGGGCATCCATGCGGCTCTCTAGCTCTTGATACTGTACGCCCTTGTAGAGAGCTAAGTTACGACGCATGACTCTGATGCGCGGCTCATTCTCCTGCTCAAGATAGCCAAGCTCACTTTGCAGCCAAGACAGAATGTCTTTGTTGTTACTTGGATCGTCTAGGTCGATTGAATAGATCTGATACCTAGGATGCGAATAGGTCTGATCAAGTCCATCTTCCAAATTATCGAAGAAATAGCCTGGCTGTGTAGTCATACCGCCTCAAATAGATCTTTGTTAAGTTTAGTTTCGAGATCCTTGGTCACCTTCTCAAAGTCGGTGCCAGCAGGAACATACTGGATCGAGTGAGTAGACTTCTGCATGGCCTTCACTTCGATCCATGCGATGAGTCCCATTGCAAAGGCGATTAGGCTTAACAAGCAGAATAAACCCAACAAAGAGAGAATTAACGTAACTTGCATGGCCTCATCCTAGGTCAAACTCCCGAGAAAACAAGTCTGGAAAATCATCCTCAATCCTAAACCCTCTTTTTTGCGTCAAAGGATCGGCGATAATCTCCGGCTCTTCCCTGATTGTATAATGCGTTGATTCAATCGTATACCTTAAGCAGTCAATTAGGTGGTCGTCTTTCTTGGGGATCTTACCACTTGAGTCCTTACGATAGCGCTCAAGCTCCCAGTATAGCTTGGTGCAGCGATCTGACAGGATGAGCTTACCCTGGAGCATCAGGTCTTTGATCAGACCAATGCCTGTGACCTTATCACTCTTCATCTTCTGGGTGGGCTCAAGGGATTCACCGTATGCGTCAAGCACTTCGCTAGCGAACCAGGTAGATGCTTCATCGTATCCCTGACGCCACTCTGCCATGTCAAACAGATCGTCCCTGATATGCCGGACGCGAGGCCATATCTTGCCCACAGTCATCTGACCTTGTTGAAGCTCATAGATCTCATCCAGGCAGTAGAGCTGCTTTGTGTAGGGATTGACTGCTACAAACAGTACAGCAAAGCACGAGGCTGCGGCAGGGTCACACCAAAGAATCCATTCTAGCTTCTTTCGATCTCTCCAGAGCCTAGCCATTAGCTCAGAGTGAGACTGCACCATAGCCTTGGAGAGCATCGGAAAGATGGAGTTAGCCCCACCTGGAACAAACTTGGCCTGATACTCACGCTCCCACTTATCGCCTTCACCTAGCGCGTATAACTCTGCCTTCTTGCGCTCAAGCCAGCTAGGGCTGATATGCGGATTGACGTTGGTTGGCATTTGAAAGAAGCGCTTGGATGGATCACGCTCAAAGTCCTGAGCTAGCTTGGTGTATTGGCCTTCTAGCTCGGGGGGCGTACCGATGATCATGAGCGGGCTATTAAACGCTGCGCGGTTCGGGTCGTATGCGTCATAGAACTCTTCACGGAAGTCCTTAAACTCGTCAAACACGGACAGGCCCTTGGGCTTAACACCACGGTAGGCGTCTACGTTGTCCGAGCCATCTAGCTTGATGAAGCTCCCGTTCTGGAACGTGACGCGCATCTCAGTATTGTTGATCTCT